CACAGGTTCCTATGATAGATGCGTTTGAGGAAATAGTAGAAGCCGGCAAGGCATTTGCTCGTATTGGTAATGCTGTTCTCAATAAAGACCCACTCGGTGCGACAGAGACAGCCGCAATAGAGACATTCGAACTGGGGCTTGATGTAACCCACCCTCTCGTAGAGTATGTTACCCTCAATATTGCTGGTTATGAAAAGGTATTTGGAGACATTGATGAAGCAGGGGGATACATTTCTCCTGGTTTTATTCAGTTTCTAATAAATATTGGGCAGTGGGAGAGTTTTAAAACTATTTACAATATCCAACCAGTAGAGCCCAGAGGTGGAAGACCAACTTGGGATGGCTATGAATACAGAGTGCATCCCAAAGATAAAGTAGCCAAGCGAAACCTTCTACTGTTTCGCAAACGGATGTTGCTAGCCGGCGTTGAGCGGTCGTCCCGGGACTATAGTGGGTTGGTTATTGACGACAAGGGGCGTCCCACGATGGGCCTAGGAACAGAAGCACTATTTGGTAGTAAGGCCGGCAGGATGGAAGTCATCCCCAGCCGTTCAGACATAGAGAGAGAAGCTCTCTACGACATTACATCGGAGATAAAAGAATGACTTTTTCATGGAAAGCAGTTTCACTAAAAGATATTGTATTGATAGGAGGCCTTATGCTAACTGGTTGTGGGTTTTACTACAATACTTCATGGCGACTAACGACATTAGAGGCTAGTGCCTCAGAAGGTTTCAGTGAGGTTGATACCCTTGATGGCTCCTTAAGGACCATCTCAGAGCGACTTGTTCGAATAGAAGAAAATGTATCTTCTTTGAGAGAAGATGTATCTAGGTTAGAAAATACTATTTTAGATAAGCAATAATGAAAATGACATTTCATTTTAGACATAGGAGAGTTAAAACATGAAAGACTTTATCAGCCGCTGGGGCATTGGTATAGCCATCTCGGGGACAGTCATTATCCTTAGTGGGTTTGGTGTTCGGTGTAGCTATGACTACATGACCGGTGAGCCAGGCGTAAGCGCTAACCCAGTTGAGGTTGTAGAAACATTTAAAGGGGACAAAGAATAATGGCTGTCGTAAATGTAAAAAAAGAAATAACAAAGAGCAGCTTCACCTGCACCGCAGCCACAAGTGTTGGAACCTCTTATGCTGCTGCTAAGGCTTGCACGCTAGCTATCAAGCCCGTTGATGAGGCCATTTATTTAGAGCCTGTATTCTTACGCCTCTTACTCACAAGCGTAAGTTCCGCAACTAAACTAACGATGCGTGTGACTTCCGATAGTGGTGGCGACGAGTGTATCTTCCCAGACACACAGGCGACCATTTCCACTGGTGTTACCACGGCCGGTGATGGGATGGTAGGATACTCTATTAGCGTCCCCTGGCTCGCTACGGCTTCCGCTGCGGAGACTTGGTATCTTATGACCAAGACTGATGCTGGAACGGTGACAGTCGCAAGTGCGGACCTCTATTCATACGAGCAGGCGGAATAAAATATGTCTATCGCACCCATTAGTGTGGGCGATGTGGTTGCTCCGTATAGTGTGACCCCCGTCAATACCTCCTGGAAGCATTTGCTTGCCAGTGAAATAGCAAGCGAGACAGGGCAGACCGCTCTCAAAAGTTCTATTACCGATACAGGAAGCGAGATAGTCTTTGTCGGCAGCGCCTCTGCGGCAGGCACACCCACGGTTCAGACTTGTTATATTGCTCTGTGGAATATCATCAACCCTGATACTGGTGCTGATGTCGACTGGGCTGACGGAGAGTTTATGGGTGTTGAGGTTCATTACAAGTTTGGAACAAATAACCCCACCGACGGCAACAAGCAGGCTTGTTATGTTGGAGCGTATGGACCTTCTAATACCGTGATGTCTGCTGGAATATACAAGAAGTCAGGCACCACCTATTTGGCCTCTGCTGAATACTCATCCAGCGATGCTAACTCCATTACCTACAACGCAGCCAACTCATTTTATGGGAGACAGGTTATTTTCCCCACTTCATCGGCGACAGATGTTCTCTTTGACTATGGGGATGCTTTCCAGTTGGATGATGCGAGCACACCTGTTCGTGTCGCGGGATGTTTGAACGAGTCAGCGACCACCGTTGCTGGTGCGACCCTAAACATTATGATGGCTATTGCCGGCTCGTGTGATGTTGAAGCATACTATCGTCTCATCAGGGTTCCTAATGACCCGTCAGTCAGTTTGGTTGGATAATTATTTATTTAGTTATTGACACTCCCGGTACTATTTATTATGAGGCGATAATCGCATCAAGTCTATTAGGAGGACGATTATGAATAAACGGAAGTATGGAGTGAAGACTAACAGGAAACCAAGAAAGACCACGAGTGATAAACTGAAAGCCTGTGGAACTTGGGAAGAGGTTGTGGCTCTTCCTCTTTATGACGAGTGGGTGAAGACCTGCTCTGTTGATTACAACTGGCTTGAAGACGACCGAGTAACAGGACATAGTGCTGATGAGTATTTCCAATACGAAGAATTATGTTTGGTGATTGAAGAGACGCTTGCCGAGAAAGAGAATAAAGTTTTCTTCGCAATCACAGAAGAGGAAAAGTCTTTGAGAGTAATAGCGAAAGAGATAGGATGCTCCCACCAGACGGTCTCAAACATCTATGACCGATGTGTAAATAAACTACGCAAGGCTTTGAAAGACTGGGAAACTAATTGATGGGTGATGGTGGAACACAAGACTACACCCAGGCGGAACGAAATGCGCGTTGGAGGCAACGGCATCTCACAGAATACCACATAAAACTCAAACTAAAACGACATTTGAAAGCGTATGAAAAGAAGATAAGTTTGGCTATTTTGCTTGAAGATACAGAGAGCACCTTGACAAACCTTTTTAGTAGTGTGGCGAGTTCAACGACTTTGACTGACGACCCTGCTTCGCAAGAATAACTGGGTCGGTGAAACGAAACACCGGAAGGACAATTATGAAAAGTAAAGAGGCGCGTGCTGCTGTTAGAGCAGTCAAAAAAGGAGAGGTTCAGGTAGCATTACAGAATATTATTTCTGCTCTCATAGAGAAATTTGATGAGAGCGATTGGAAGGGAGCAAAGGTTTCAGACCTTATCTCCCTTTTGGTGCTTTACCGAGGAACCCAAATAGAAGACCATAATGGGGACAACCCTATTGATAAATGGATTGTGTCTGTTAGCAAGAAGCAAGCAGGTCAGCAGTAATGAGCCTGGATAGAATACTGACGAGCCCCTTGGAGTTTATCTCTCGTCTAAAAATCAAAGACAAGAAGGGCAAGTATAAGATCTTTGGAAATCTTATTACCCAAGAACAGATAGAAATAATTGAAGCCTTGACGGGAGCGGAACACGACCGCATAGCAATAGTGAAGGCACGGCAGTTAGGCATTACGACCGCTTGTCGGGCTGCTATGTTCTGGGAAACATACACGAGCAACAAAGCATTATCAACTGCTCTCTGCTCTAACAAACTAAACAGCGCTGTTGAATTGTTGAAGATAGACAAGCGTTTCTACAACTGCCTTCCCAGACCCTTACAGCGTGAGATGACGGCCCGCCAGGACAGGATGGTCTTTCCTACTACGGACAGCCAGGTGCTTGCTGTATCGGCACAGGGGGACGCTCATAACCGAGGCTACACTTTCTCGTCGGCACACGCCAGCGAGTTTGCTTTCTACGACCACCCAGAAGAGTTCCTCTCATCTTTGATTGCTTCAACCAACGACGGAAAGATTGTTTTAGAGAGCACAGCCAATCATTATGGAGACGCACTCCATAACATCATCCAGCAGAACCACTACGATAATAGATGGAAAGTTTTATTCTTGCCTTGGACTGCCTTTCCACAATACAAAAAGAAATTACCCAAGGGCGGTATTGAGTGGGACAAGATGGAGTTAGAACTTATGGAACTCCATAACCTAACCCCAGAGCAGATGTATTGGAGACGCCGCAAGATCGGTGAGATCAAAGACGAGCGATTGTTTAGACGAGAGTATCCCCTAACAATTGAGGAAGCGTATTGCCTGGCGGAAGACAACTACTTTACAGAAGAGCATTTTGAAGGTCTCCAAATCATAGACCTGGAACCAAATAAAACTATTCAAATTTTAGCAGAGCACGACCCCGCTGATGCTTATGTCGTAGGCGTGGATCTTGCTGCGGGCGTTGGTGGGGACTGGTCGGTCGCCGTGATACTATCACGCTTGGCTTGTGCGCCCGTAGCATTTCTCGCTTCAAACCAAATGTCTATCCACGATTTCACCGTGGCGACGGCCAACCTCGCCAAGAGATACAAGGCAACCATTTGTTATGAAGACAATTATGGTGGCGGACAATTCAAAGAGATACTAAACAATATCGGTTGGCGGCACTATCGCGCCTTCACCACCACGAAGAAAAGCAAACTGATGCTCTATGATTGTCTGCGTACTCATTTAGAAGAAGGGATGATTGCTTGGTTAGACAAACCAACCTACACCGAACTGCGATCACTCGTCAAAGATAAGAACGGCTTGGCTCCTTCTCACCCAGAAGGAAGCCACGACGACAGGGCTATGGCTTTGGCTATTGGGATTT